GTAGGGCGTTAACTACACCAATCATAGGACCTGCTGGTGGAATTTCTTGGTCTTCAGCAAACGTTGCAACTGGCGATACGATGTACTGGCGTGCTGGTAAATCTACGTACGGTGGACTGTAACTAAAAGAAGGCAGGAGAGTCGTGTCTGCTACAAACGGCTCTCCTACCTTCTGTATCTATGAAACGGTACGTACTATACCACTCTTATTAAGGAAGTGCTATGACAACTGAAAAAGAATCAACTGCCAAGCCAGCAGAAAAAAAAACAAGAGCAAACTATCAATACTTGCGAGACAAAGATAAAGAAAAAGTCAGAGGAATATTCAAATACTATGAGGTTCCCGGGGGAACATTCTCTTTTGTATATGGTCCTATTTATAAAGGCGATACCACTGAGCGTTATGATTTTGAAGATGGCAAAGTGTATTCCATTCCTCTCGGGGTAGCCAAGCACCTCAACAAAAATGGCTGGTACCCAGAGCATAAGCACGCCACTGATGAATATGGTCGTTCAATTGCCGTCATAGGTATAAAACACCGTCGGTTTGGGTTCCAAAGCTTAGAGTTCGTCGACATCGATGATCTGTCTCAAGAAGGTGAACCACTAGCAACCGTAGAAAGACCGGCATTAGTAGGAGTGTAACATGCCTTCTTACGTTCCTTCGTTCTCGTTTACCAATCCTGTCTACAAACCCGCTATGCGTGTCATAGCGGGAATCACTCAGGCACCCCAATGCACAGTTACTACAACTGTTCCTCATGGCTATATTGTGGGAACCATAGTGCGCCTAGATATTGCTCCTACTGGAGGAATGCTTCAGGCAAACCAGCAGACTGGCAGTATTATTGCAGTTCCGACACCTACTACTTTTGTGATGGATTTAAATACGACACTTTTTGATGCATTCACAGTACCTTCCGTGTTTCCCCCGCCGTATAATGATTCGCAAGTAGTTCCGATTGGGGAAGATAACGACATTTTAACCGCTGCGGTGGTTAACGCACTCAATCCATCATAAAAGGAGAGCCTATGCCAGCACCTGATGCAACCTTACAAGCAATACAGACGAAAGTCCGTCGCATTACACGCAGTCCGTCGGAAGCACAACTCACGACTCCCGATCTTCAGAACTACATCAATACCTTTGTGGTGTACGACTTTCCAGAACATCTACGGATGTTCAATAACCGTACGACTTTTACGTTCTACACTAATCCAGGACAAGATCGCTATCCAACTGATGAAGTATCATTTGCAGGGGCCATAAACAACCCGCTATATAACTTCCAGAACAAATTTCTTACCATTCATGCACCTGTGTACATGGCAGGTTATAACTCATTCTTCACCCAGTCGCGTGAGCAGTTCTTTGGTATCTATCCGAAAACTAATAGTATTGCTGCCACAGGTGCTACCGGCGATGGTATAAATACCCAATTCAGTGGCGTTGTTAATACCGCTCAATCTAGCCTTGTTCCAGGCCAATCTAACCAAGCTGCTGGCATACTCCAATTCGAGGTGCTCTTCGATTCTATAGATGCCAATGGGCAAGGATTAGCTTTGGTAGACATCCCTGTCGTAGATCCAGCAACAGGAAACAACACTCAGATTGGTAACCTATATGATCCTAACAGCGCTTTATATAAAACAGATCTTGCCACTCCTCCGACAGTTCCCTTTATAGGACCACTCGCCCCTGGCACAGGATTCATTAACTACAATACAGGACAGTTCAATATAAGTTTCACAACGCCTCCAGCGGCAAATCAGCCAATCAATAGCCAAACAGTATTCCAAGTGTTGTCACTGCCACAAGCATTACTCTATTACGACAATACATTCTTTGTACGCCCACTTCCTGATCAACCGTACAGAATACAGTTCGAGGCGTACATGCGGCCAACGTTCTTGATGAGCACAGGGCAAACACCACAGCTTGAAGAATGGTGGCAGTACATTGCTTATGGTGCTGCAAAGAAGATATTTGAAGATCGTATGGATCTAGATAGCGTAGCTCTCATACTTCCTGAGTATCAAAAGCAAGAGCAATTAGTGTTACGCAGAACAATAGTCCAAAACACCAATGAACGTACGGCAACGATCTACACGGAGCAGACCTCTGGCTATTCTGGTTCTGGTTTCTGGGGCTGGTCTGGAGGGCCTTTTTAATGTGTGAATTAACTTTATACGCGGATGATCAAGATCAATTCGCAATGGAAACATTCAGAATATTCCAGAAACTTGTGGCTCGCCAAGAAGCTGCAATCCAGGATCAGCAGTTTATGGTTAGCTTCCTCTGCGTATTGGTGGTTCTGCTTATTATATTCACGTTGTGCACGCATATTTATTATTGGAGAAAATAATGGCGTATCAGAATAACATTCCCCAGGCGACTGACGCGCTCTCGCAATCGCAGTCAGATATTCTCAACAACTTTGCAGCAATCTCAACATTCGTGAATGTGAATCACGTTGACTTTGCCTCTGTCGATCAAGGGAAGCATAAATTTATAACATTCCCGGTTCAAGTAGGAGCTCCTGTATTTGCTGCAGGAGAAGTTGGTCTTTATAACCTACTCAATGGTACAACAGCGCAAAATGAACTGTATCTCACCAATTCTTCAGGAACTTCGTACCCTATTACTGCTGCTCAAACAACAGGAGCACCAACAGCTACAGCTGGTTGGACTTATCTTGCATCTGGAATGAAAATGGTGTGGGGACAAGCTACTATAGTTGCTGGTGGAACAATCACGGTTGCCTATGCAAGCGTTGCAGGATTCCCTGGATTTACGACTGCAGTAATGTTGCCACAACTTACCAGAATCGTCGCATCGACTGCTACCAATTTTGTTTCAGTAGCACCTAAAGCGGCTCCTGATCTTTTAGGATTTAGAGCATTCAGCTCAGCTGGTCAGAATAACGTCGTATTTGGTTGGATGACCATAGGAAGATAGGAGCTACAATGCCATTCGATCGTTTTTTTATTGGACCACTACAAACAGGCTTGCAGAAGAATCTGCGTCCATTTCTCATTAACGATGATGCTTTTGAGAAACTACAAAACGCATACGTGTTTCGTGGTCGCGTGAGAAAACGATTTGGCGAACGTCTTATGGGAACTGGTTGGTCTAGTGCAGTTACTGAACCACTCTTTTCTCGGCTGCGAATACAGGTGGGAACTATCGGAGCTCCGGTAAGCCCAGTACCTGGTTCTATCTTTAAAGTAGGTCAAATGTTCTCTGCTGGTGATCAGATATTTACGGTATATCAAACAGGTAATCCTGCTGCCATGTTGGCTACTGGTCCTGGAACAGGAACCTATAGTACCACTACAGGAGCCTTTGCATTAGCAGCAACTGGTCTTGGAGCAGGGACACCAATATGGTTTTATCCTGGTGAACCAGTTATGGGTCTCACTGTTTACCAGAATGGCCCTATCAATAATCAACCAACTTACGGATTCGATACACAGTTTGCTTATCTATTTGCAGGTGGTTTCTGGCAACGATCTGGAACGGTACTACTACACGGTACCAATCTGAACTTTGTATGGACTGAAAACTATCGCGGGGTAACTCCAGGAGGAGCTCCAACTTTATTTATATCCAATTACCAAGTTACCAATCCAAACGGAGCAGGAACTGCTACCGATGACCCAATATGGTATACCCAAGACGGAACCACATGGACAGCCGCAACAGGAGCTAATGCGTTCTACTTTGCACCTGCAGGCGGCGCAATTCATACAGGGCCATTTGTTGTAACCTCTCGCTTGATAGTCTCTTTCAAAAACCGATTGCTTCTCTTGAGCACCATAGAGAACGATAATAGTGGTGGCTTGGGAGTTAATACTGCCTATACTAATCGTTGCAGATATTCATTTAATGGATCTCCCTTTGCTCGTAATGCCTGGTATGAGCCTAACCAAAAAGATACGTCGGGTGGCGTCGTCAACAATAATAACATAGCCGCCGGCGCAGGGTTCATTGACGCTACCACAGAAGAACAGATTATATCCGCCGAATTTAT